GTCCCCACAACTCGGTGGCAATCTTGATGTCAACGGCAATTCGATTACATCTGCTTCAAACGGCAACGTGGTAATCGCACCGAACGGTACAGGAGACGTGCAGCTTGATGCTGATACTGTCCGTGTCGGTGACAGTAATGCTAATGCGACGATTACAACAAACGGTACAGGTGATCTTACACTGAATACCAACGCCGGTACAAACTCCGGATCGATTGTAATTGCGGATGCTGCAAACGGCAATATTACCATCACGCCGAACGGCACAGGTGATGTTGTTATTGATGGCCTCAACTATCCGCAGGCTGACGGCAGTGCAGGTCAATTTATAAAGACAGACGGTAGCGGTCAGCTTGCTTTTGCAACGGTCAATACTGACTTGTCCAACGACTCTACTCCTCAACTCGGTGGCGTTCTTGATACCAACGGCAACAACATTGAGTTTGGTGACTCGTCAGGCGCAGAAGTAGAGCGTCTGAAGTTTGGTGCAGGCGATGATGTCTCTGTATATTGGGATGGCACGGATGGTCATATCACTGTTTTGGGCACCCTAAACATCGATGGCGCAGACGGTCACGAAATGGCAACCTTTGCCGACGGTGGCGCAGTCACTCTGTTCCACAATGACTCTGCAAAACTCGCTACCGCTTCCGGTGGTGTGGATGTCACAGGAACAATGTATGCTAGCGGCAACATTGGACTAGACAGCACTGACTATATCGCGTGGACTAATAACACGCAGCTAGACTTTTACGTCAACGGCGCAAATGACATGCGTCTTGAGAGCGACGGAGACTTGCACGTTGAGGGCGACGTTGTTGGTTTCTCCACGACTATCGCATCTGATCCGCGACTCAAGGAAAACGTAGAGCCGGTCACAGACGCGCTGTCAAAAGTAGAACAGCTTACTGGTTACACTTTCGACTACAAGCACGGCGGAGCATCTGCCGGTGTAATGTCTACTGATGTAGCACAGGTGCTACCTTCTGCAGTCACCCGCAAAGCCCTTCCCTTGAAGACAGGAGACGAAGAAACAGAGTACGATGTAGTTGCCTACGATCAGCTTCATGCTCTTCTTATCGAAGCTGTAAAAGAACTGTCGGCACGGGTAAAGGAGCTAGAAGATGGCGCTAACGGGTAGTGGAGAACTTAAATTCTCGCAGATGCGGGACGAATTTGGCGGCTCCGGGCAGGTGAAGTTTTCTGACTTGTACCGGGGTGGCTCTCTAGTTCGCGCAAACGCAGGTAATAATTCGACTACGAATCTAGCTGCAAACGTGCCTGCTAGTGGCGAAATACAAATAGCTGATTTTTACAGTCAAGCAAAGGGTTTTCGTAAGACCTTTTCGTCCGGCGCTACTAATCAAGACGCATCTACTATTTTTGGCGATGATTATGGCGTAGACTACCCGAAGGAGATTGTCATCAACTCCAGTGTGGAGTTAGGTGCAACCAGCACCTCGCAGGAAGCACTTCAGATCGACAGCGGTCTGTCCGGCACGATGACCATCACCAACAACGGTACGCTTACAGGCGCAGGGGGCGCAGCAGGCGCTGCGGGGGGCGATGCCTTTCAAGCAGATGTAGCCTGCACACTTGTCAACAACGGCACTATCCGTGCTGGCGGTGGCGGCGGTGGTGCTGGCGGCGCTGGTGGTGCCGGGGGAACCGGCGGTCAAGGTCGTACCTCATACACGACTTATGGAAATCTCGGCAGTGAAACGCTTAGATCACAAAGCACTGTGTACAATCCCGGTACAGCCAGTGTGTCATACTCAGTAACTAGCGAAGACAGTACAATTAGAAGTCGTGTCTTTGCCGTTGATGGGGGCGGAAATAGATACGCTGGCGTTGGTGCTTTTAACTTCCGAAATGGTAACACTTATCTCGCTTCCGGTAATATCAATACTGTTGATATTAACTATTGGGCAAAAGGCCCAACATGGCAAAGTGGTGACAGCGGAACAGGCACTGCAACCAATTCTACATTCAACCAAGGTCAAAATGCTATCTCCGCCGCTGCCGGTACTGCCGGTGGGGGTTATGGCTACGCCGCCATATGGACTAAACGTCGTTCAGTCGGCACTGGTTACAATTACTTCAACGGCGGTGCTGGCGGTGCTGGTGGCTCCGGTGGCAGTGGTGGCGTAGGCCAAGGCTATGGTCAGTCGGCAGCTTCCGGATCGGGGGGTGCTAGTGGATCGGGCGGCTCCGGGGGCGGTACAAACGCTGGCTCCGGTGGCACGGGCGGAACAGGTGGCACAGGCGGCGCTGGCGGGAGCTACGGTAGCGCAGGTTCCAGCGGAAATACTGGAGCCACTGGTTCAACGGGCGCTAATGGCAACTACACCAATGGTGCAGGCGGCTCGTCTGGTTCCGGTGGCAGTAGCGGTGGCGCAGCCGGTAACTACATACGTGGTCTATCCAACGTCACACTCACACAAAACGGCACTGTTCAAGGAGGAACAGTATAATGCAGTACACACTATCAGAAATCAACAACGGAATCGCCAAAGTAGTTTGGAGTGATGGGTCGTGGTCATATGTTGAAATGACTTCAGAAATGACAGAGGCAGAGTTTGATGACGCTGTCTTCCGGGCCATTCCCCCCAATCTAAAGACAGGCTCTAAACCCAGCTTCGCTTCTGCAGGAACGACTAGAACAGCCGCAGCAAAGCCAGCGGAAACCGTGACTACGTCCGCACCAACGGATGACAGGCCGGATTGGATGAAAGCACGGCAAACAGCCTACGGTGGTCTGCCGGAGCAAATCGAATACATCACAGAAAACGGGCTGGAAGCGTGGCAGACTAAGGTAGCGCAGATCAAAGCAGACAATCCTAAGTCGTAAGAATGAAGCTGGCTATGGAACCCGTTCTCAAGACACAGATGGAACTTGAGGCACACGAAAAAGAGTGCGCCATACGCTATGCGGCTGTGCAAGAGAAACTTGACAGCCTAGACAAGCGTATGTGGCGTCTAGAGGCTATGATTATGGGAAGCACTGTTTTGGTGGTGGCTATGGTCGTCTCTGTATTTATGGGGATTAGGTAATGTCAGAAGATAACACCACAAAAGAACAGCAAAAAGACCCGCGCACCGAATTCGAAAAGAAGACGGAAGAAATGGCTGCGAAGGTTGGTGGTGAAGACACTAAACCTGCGGCTGTTACACAGACTGTCAAAGACACGGAACTTGTTTCCGCTGATACTGGACAAGTTTCTACAGATGCCACGATGCCTACTGTTGATCCTAGCCTTATGAATGTGGCAGACATGTCCCAATACGATGTGGGTAGTGTCACTCCTTCTAAAGATTTGGGTCAAGTTGATACTATCGACAGTGCAGTAGATCGTACCAAGCAGATCAGCCTAGACGCAGCGCGGTCTGACTTTGATGATCTAATCGACCTAGACGACATCTCTTCGCAGAGACTGTCTGAAGGAGCATTTGCTGAAGCACAGACAGCCGAATTGGACAAGCGCGCCACAGTAAGCTATCAGCTTAGTGAGCTATTTGCAGGAATCGAAGACGGCAAGCCTCTTCCCCCTTGGGCATCTCCACAAGCACGTAAGGTTGTGGCAATCATGCAGCAACGGGGGCTAGGGGCTTCTTCTTTGGCCGCTGCAGCAATTACGCAGTCTATCATGGAGTCCGGCATCTCTGTAGCGTCACAAGATGCACAGATGTACGGTGCCATCCAGCTTAAAAACCTAGACAACAGGCAGCAAGCCGCTCTTCAGAACGCGCTGCAAGTTGCTACGATGGATCGTCAAAATGCTGACGCCCGTACAAAGGCTGCTATCTCGAATGCACAAGCCCTGTTATCTGTTGATCTGAAGAACCTCGACAATCAACAACAGGCAAACACTCTCAAGTACAGCGCCGCTACGCAGGCTGCTTTGACTGATGCTGCGGCGGAGAACGCGCGCAAGCAATTCAATGCTAAGAGTGATTTGCAGATCGAAGAGTTTTTCACTGAATTGGGCGTTCAGATCGACACTGCCAATATCAACCGTGGTATAGCGATTGAACAGTTTAACATCAATCAAGAAAATGCGTACAAAGAATTCAACGCATCTATGCAAGATCAGCGGGAGAAATTCAACGCCAATATGAAATTCGCAATCGATCAGTCTAACGCACAGTGGCGTCGATCTGTGAATACCGCAAACACAGCCACGCAAAACGAAGTCAACAGGATCAATGCACAGAACGTGTACAATGCTACACAGACAGCTATGAACCAGTTGTGGCAGATGTACCGTGACAATGCGACATTCAACTTCACGGCTGCGGAGAGTGAAAAACAGAGAACCCACGAGACTATGCTGAAGTCTCTAGAGGTATCTGCTACAGAAAAGCTGTATGATAAAGAACAAAGAAATCAAATTGCTAAGAACCTTGTCAAGGTTATAGGCAAATGGAGATAGGTAATGCTAGGCGATTTTAAACTTGCTAAATCTATAGGCAAATCCTTTTCAGAAGCATACGAATTGTTCAAACTCGGAGCGCAGGTTGCCGATGCTGTACTACCGAATGAGAGAAAAGAAGACGACAACTTTATCCCACGGCGCAGGTACAATTTTGATTCTAACCTACGATCTGCTCGTCCCACTCCTCAACTGATGCAAGCACCTATTGGGTTGAGGGCACCTAATCTACAGGATGCTTTTCGCTACTTTGCCGACAAGACTGCTAGGGATGTAAACCTAGCGAGTGTCGTAGCTAAAAACTATAAAGCAGGTATGACTAGGAAACGTCAGAACGTCAACCCTAACTTTGCTGCCGGAGGATTCGGCACTGCGGGGGTGGGAAGCGCACGTTCCAATCGCGTAGGACGCGCACGATTTAGAACCCATTTGCAGAGCTAGGAAAGATACACATGTTTGTAGGACAAAAACCCGCTGAACCTCGACGCGGAGACGTTGAAACCCGCGATCCCTTTGCTTCGGCACCTCCGGGCATCTCTCTGACTGTAGAGAACGAACACTGGCCGTGGGGTAATCCGCCCAAGCATGTGGACGTAGACGAGGTCTTAGAAGAGGCGACAGGTAAACTAGACTCTGACGAGGTGTTTCGTGGCGAGATGTTCAAGCTGCTTATTGCAGGCATCTCTATCGAACATATCGTAGAGGCGTGGGTCATGTCCGGATTTGAAAGCGGCCAATTCACTCTCGACGTAGGTCTTATCGCAAAGGGTCCACTTGCTGTTTACGTTGCGTATCTTGCAGATCAAGAAGGTATTCCTTACCGCATGTTTGAACAAGACGATCCTACGGCTGACGAGAGGCTTGATGATATAGAATATCTACAACTTCTTAAAACTAACAATCCTCGCATGTTTGCTGCCATGAGAGAAGAGGTCAACAAGACCTTGAGACGAGGTGGAAAAGACGCAGGTCCGGGCATTCAAGTGCCGCCGGATAACGCTCCTGTTGCTCCCCCCGCCCAAGAAAGAGGCTTTATGAATACAGAGGAGACAGAAGATGGGCAGTGATCTTACTTATGCCGTCGTCGGGGGGATACTTGAAAACATCCTAGGGGGCTTCGATGCACGTGACGAGCTAGAAAAGAAACAAGCCGAAGAGGCGGCCAAAAAAGCGGAAAAACAAGCAGAGAACCTGTACACAAATCAGACGAATTTTGTGGCACACATGTCTAAAAAAGAAAACAGACACGCAGCCGCAGCGTGGTATCACTCCGCAAGTATTCCGGGTTCTGCAGCACATGCGATGATGTTCTCACTAGGCCCGTATCAAAGAGCGCAGATACAGACCTCTGCTATGGGTCATCTGCCCGATCAAATTCAAGGGATTTTGACGCAGGCAGCTACAAGCGTAGAAGCAGCCCGATCCCTTGCAAGTGATCAGAACGTAATTGAGATGTTCAACACTAGCTATGAAATGCCCGACGGTAGAAAGGTGAAGGCTTTTCCCAGCGCCTTCGCATCTCTCACTGCTTACGCTGCACAGCCGTTGTCTCAACAAGAACAAGCCATCATCAATAACGCACCAAAAGGTGCGGATGTACCCGTTCAACTAGCGTATTATAATTCTCAAAAAGTTATCTATCCCACTGGTACTCCTGCCGGAGATTACATTGATCGTTTGATTACCAACTTAGGAGCAATCAAGCCGGAGCGGGAGTATAAGTCTATTGGAGACACTGTCTCACGTATTGAAGATGCTATTAAAAACGAACTTACTACCGCCAAAGATGACGAACGCGAACCTTCCCTAATCCCTCTCCTAAGTCAGATACGCACATTAAAAGCTAACATAGGACCGTTTGCACTCGACCCGGATTACGTGGAAGATGATGAAGCTGACACAAGTAATTACGAAGCAAAGTTTCAATTCGAACTCTTCCCGGAAGCTGTGAACGAGTACGTTGCACTTGACAGGCTAGAACAACAGATTATTTCGGGCGTCTACGGTGACAATCTAGAACAGATGGCAGAGACTGATTGGCTAGGCATTCTAGAGAAGATGACGCAAGACGTCAGTGAAATGGGCGTCGGTACAGGAGCGGGAGGATTGAAAGCTAAAGCTGCGGATGCGGCAGATAAGATAAACACGCTAAAGTCGGGCGGTTTTGATATCCAAGATTATCTGAACAAGACTGACGAAAAGTCTATACAGATCGTATCTAATTACGAGGAGCTTCTAAACTTCTCTGACGCTTTAGAAGAAGTAGCTAGAAACGAGAAGGTTTTCACTTCCGGTGCAGGCGACAAAGAAAGACAAGTCACCTTCGACATGGACGAGAAGAACCCGCTAGAAGCCCTAGCGGAGATGAATGCGATCCCCAACGTGGGAGAATTCTACAGAAATCTTCCCGACACAGGTCCGGGTTCTAAGGTAGAATTTCTAAATCGCGCTGAAGAGATGATATCCTTGATCCTAGTCGGCACTTCCGGCGGAGAAGACAACGAGTCGAAAGAAGCTCGACCCGACCTAGCTATCGATCAATTTGCAAATCATCTGTTTGCCGAGATTCCCGGATTTGCTGATCTTTTAAAGAACAGGGGCTTCCCGATGGCAGGTGAAACTACCACCGGCATGAAGACCACAAACTACGAACAACCTGCCGACACGAACACTTTTGCTCTAAACGCACAATACTCTTTCACTGCTACAGATTCAGTGCAGAAGGTAGCAGCCGCTTACGGCAAAAGCCCTCAAGCTATGTTCCTCACAAACAGTGTGGCTTACGCTCTCGTCAAGCCCGGAGAGGCACAGCCTTTGAGAGCGTTCGATGCGGTGAACACTCTGCAACAAAGTGGCATCTTTACTATGGAAGCCGGTGTGCCTATGACCAACGCGCAGGCAAGGAATGTAGTTGTCACTATGGCGCAGAATGGGCAGTTTGATACAGGAACGCAAATCGATATCATGGCTGCTTCTATCCTTGATCCGAAGCTACCCGAAGGTATGGAAGTCGATCAATTTTCTACAGGCTTCACTCTAGCCCAGCTAAATTCTGTAATTAGGACGACGTTAGGTCACGATGTAAACTTCGAAGACGTGTCGAAGGCAATTACAAATCACTCGAATTTTGTAACGCAAGCAGAAGAAGTCGAAAGGTTACTTATGACTGCGGGTATTTCAAGCCAATTCACTGACGATTTGAGCTTGGATATTCTTAACGTCTTCGGCTTGAACGATTCTGTAATCGCCACTATCGGAAGTAGGATCAGAGACTTTGCATTTAAGGACAATGACACACTGTTTAACATAGATGACATCCGTATCGATCCCGGCGGAAACGCACAAGCCTCTAGGGCACGTATTATTGAAATGTCGAACGATTTTGTAAAGCAGAACTTTGCAAACAATCAAGCCAAGCTCGGCGCAGCACTCGTTACACTGGCCTATAACTATGCAAAAACTATGGACCCGAGCGGTCGAATCTCGGAGCGTGACTTCCAAGCTGCGTTGCAAGCAGTGCAAGGAAAGAGAAACGCAAACGTAGGCGCTCGACTAAGTTTGATCCGAGACATTATTCGCAAGTCTAACAACGAGCTTGTTTACAATCAGAAGGTGTTTAGGATCAAATCTACTGGAACGGGCAACAACACTCGTTATCGTCTCAGTAAGCCTCACCTGCAGCGTATGCAGGCTCTGACACACTATCGTCCACTTCTTCGCGCCTCTCGTGGTATGCAAGATGTTAAGAGATATAAGAGATTGCTAGACAGTGTCGATGGACCTGTATTTGACAGCAACGGTTTATTTGCAAACGCCGGTATGGCAGCGGAATTCTCTATTAGTATTGCAGACGCCGAGGCTCGTTTGGGATTTGGTACGAACGCAGCGGGGCAAAGATTCTCTATCGCTGAAGCTAATAATCTTGGCATCTTGAAGCTCGGTCCTCGTCCAAGTCAAGCCAAAAATCCGCTTGTAGATGTTCCTATATTCATCGACACAACAACGGGCAAGATCGTATCCAACGCTAGAATAAGACAGATCACAGGACGAGGAATCTAAGACATGCTCGACACAGTATTCTCACGTTCCACGCTAAGTGAACAGACTTTTCCCGGTGGGACTACATACGAAGAATATCTAGCAGCACAAGAACAAAGCGGTGCGATGGATGAACTGAAGGCAAGTATTCTGCCCGGAGTACGTTCTCGGTTCCTAGAGTTTGGTTTGTCCGGTGAAACATACGACAAGTATGAAGGTCCAGTAAACCTCGACAATTATTTTGGTCCTAGCTCTCCTGTGTTTCTGCAGCCGGGAGAATACGATGCTGCCAAGGAAGCATACAAGAGAGAGCAAGACGGAACTGCCACACAGGATGACATAGACCTTCTAGCACGGGTGCGTGACCCCGACGGGCCTATCATGCAGCGCATTGCTAGACTGTCCGGTAATGATCCCACAGGGGTCTTACAACGAGGCTTCCTCGAAACTGGCGGGTTTCCACAGAACTTGATGACGGGCGAAATTGTGCTTCCCGACGAAGTCAAGGCTATGCAACTGCAACTGCCTATCGTAGGCACTGTTGGTGTTGACGACGTTCCCGAAAACATTCCCGGAACCAACTTTATAGAGAGCATCCCTCTCCTTGGCAATATCATTCCCAACGGACTGAATTACAATCGCATCGAAGCACGGGAGCGTTCTGAACAATCCCTAGAGCTTCAGACTTTCCTGTCTGATAACATACAGACTCCTCGTGACCCTGTAATTCGCAAAGCACTAGATCAAGTCATAAACGCCGACTTGTTTGGCATACTCGCCGAACGTATGTACAATCTTGCGGATATAACAGAAGAAGGTGTAGAACACTATCTTCCGCGCTTGACCCATTGGGCTACGAACTACAATCTCACCACTGAAAACACTTTCGGTCTTCTCTCTGCAGAAAACTATCTCACAGACGAGGATGTTGCTGCAGACTTAGCACAGGTACGTGCGTTAAGTACGTTCGCTGATAGGGGCGCAGTTCTCAACGATCTGCTTCGCAAGCAAGTACGCGACATCGTAGGCGAAGAAGCATTCAACGAATCTATTTATGCCATCAAGGACGAAGTGACGTACGAGACAGCGGACGGTAAGACTGTAACGAAAGAAGAATATCGACACAACTTTGTTTCTGAAAGTTTCGCAGAACAGTTCTTCGAAGCAGCCCTAAACAGTAAGAGTATGCTCGACAAGATGGCAATCTTTGTACTGGAGAACGTAGGAGCGGGATACGCCATCCGTGCCCCCTTCGCTGTGGCAGGAACAGCCGTACGTACGACCGCACGTGCTGCTGCAGACGTTCCCTTCCTTTCTCGCGGAGCTTTGGGCACTGCACCTAGGTTCATCAGTAAGGATGGCAAAATCATATCAAAGGCGCAGGCAGATGAACTTGGTGAAGGCGAATATATGACACTGCCGTATGCGGCGCAGTACATGGACACTCCTACTCTCGTTAAGTACACAGAGCAATACGCCAAATTCCGTGGCATTCCATTCACTACAGCCGCAAGGCAACTGCAGAGGCAAACACGTGCAGAGAGCCTGCTTATCAACTCCACTATTGGAACACTGGTTGGAACCGGCCCTATGAGAGGGGGACGTTTGACGGCTGTAGCTGAAGCAGGTCAAGGCAAGGCTGCTCTCAAGGAAGCCGCAGAAACCGCATCTAAAGGCGTTAGTACTGCCAAAGATCGTCTTTTTAAGGCAATTGATGAAGGGGATAACGCAGGGATTATCAACGCAGCCTTCGATCTGCGTACAGCCCGTGCCCGACAAAATTGGGCAATCACTCGCACAGCTATAAACGGGGCGAGAGACTTTGGTTTTTCTCCCGGCTTCGATACTGCCATAGCCCTGTCACAGGCTCTGTATAGAGAAGTGTCTCCGGAAACTGGACCCATCTCTGACTTCTATGCCGCGACAGCGGTCATGGGCGCACTCACCATCAAACGCGGATTTGATATTCGGGGCGGCATACCATTTGTAAGCTCTATGGCTGCTACAGGCATGTACAATGTAAAGACTGTTACTGAAGACGCCGCAGCGTACGTGTTTGGTAATCTAGCTGCTATGCGTACAGGCAGAGGTCTAAGCACCGATGCACAGGACGCCATACGGGAAGCAGGTGCAGCACGGGCGTACGGCACGCTGACGCCTCCGGGACTCCGTAATCTTCTTGCTATGTCGCCCGACGAAGTGGAAAAGTTACCCGTAGCTACACGGCGTATGCTTCAGAACTTCTCTACTGGCATGTTCCGTGGCTTGGCACCGGACGACAGAAATGCACTTCTTCTAGACATGGACGAAGGCATGGCCGATCTTCAGAATGTCTTGAAGCCGTTCTACACTCTGACAGATTCTAAAGGCAATCGTGTTTTCTCTGATGCTCAAATCAGAGAGCTAGAAGTGAACATGTCCTTGAACCTCGGACAGCTTTCGGGGATGGGCTTCTTGCTTTCTGTTCAAAGACAGCAACAAGCACAAAATAGCGGCGTCCTTATGGGCGCACTGATGAACTTCAAGAGGAAGGTATCAGAAGGCATAAAGATTCAGAAGTCCAGCGAAAAGCAAGTAGCAGGCATGGCTGCAGCATCTGAACTTCTAGATGCACAGATCATGCAGTTGAAATCGGAAGATTTGAGTATGCTGTCTGAAGGCGAGAAGCTGGCTAGGCAGGTGGCAATAGAGAACCTAGACACTTTTGCTGGTCAGTTTAGAAAAGCTGCTACAGAGGGACGCAGACAGCTTGATGAACTGCTTACTGCGGACGCGAGAGACGCTGCACAAACTATTGATGATTTGACCCAGCCGGAAAATGCGAAGTTTCTCGACCAAGCATTTGTATCGGGCGAACTCGACTTACTGCTTTCTAGGATTGCCCTTTCAGAACGTAGGGCGCAGAGTGCTGCACGAGAAGGTGCAGGCGTGGCCGATACACCTGCAGAAAAGGCTTCTGACTTTGTGGAGCTTACATCTAAACAGCTTGCTGATCGCAGAAAGATCGAAGTTGTAGAAGACAGACTTTCAGCGGCAGTAGCTATGATCCGCGATGCGTCTGTAAAAGCACTGGATAAAGGTCGTCCTACACAGACTGCCACCCAAGTGTCTGCAAATCAAAGCAAAATGATTCAACAAGTTGTCAAACTAGAGCGCACAAACAGTGATCTCATAATTGAGGACGCTTACAAGGGCGTGTCTACCGACATTACCATCCCGATTGTATCTTTCGGAAACAGCCTAGACAGGATGTTCCGGACATACGCGGAAGATAAGAACGCATCCTTCCTTTCGTTTGTCAATCCTAGCACTCTTAAAGCGTTGGGGGGAAGGACGGGGGAACGCCTCTTCACCGACTTGGACAGTGCCGCAGCACGAAGCATCGACATGTGGTTTGGTCCTAAATCAGAAGCAATCAATACCAAGTTTAAGAGATTCGGACGAGTCTTTGAAGACGGTGCATCCTTCCGAGAGTTTATGAAAGAGCAAATTATAAAGTCTGATCCGAAAGCAGCAAAAGAGCTAAATGTCACTGATCCGACACAGATATCGGACTTACAGCTTGCTTACTATATGGCGCAGCCTAACAACAAGCTGAAGGTATCAGCACAAGACTTGCAAATGGTGACCAACCCTATGGAACTGGAGACTTTCCGTCAATCTGCCAACAAGATGATGGGTAGTAATGATCCTGCCAAACAGGCTTTAGGCTCACAGCTACGGCAAGAAGTAGATCGTGCATTCGAGAATTGGGCCACATCAACAGGAAGTGTGGAAGAGTACAATCAAGTCGTTATTGCTCGTACAGTGTATCGTGCAGAACAACTCCGCTTCGAAGGGAAGGCTACCTTTGGTGGTACTGTAGAGTCCGTGGATACTTCGGCTCAACTGACAGGAGATGTTGCAACCAGCCGAGACTTAGGATTTATTCTGAACCCCTTCGTGCAGGCTGTAACCTCTCCCGGACAAGGATCGATATCAAAGGTAAAGACCGAGATAGACAAGATCGTGAACACTATCGCACCAGTTAGTCACTCTTTGATGGAACAGCGATTGGTCAAAAATGTAGGACCGGACGGTAAGATTATAGCACCCACAGATGAAGAAATTGCAGCTATGGTAACGAGAACCGTAGACCTAGACACTTTTGAAACTATGAAAGGTCTGCTAGGAAATGCAGTGAGAAATTCATTCTACGGGTCAAGCGATATGTCTAGAATACGCTACGCTCTTGACAACGGTCAGATACCCGGACTTGTCGAAGGGGACGCTCCGAAGCGTATCAAAGTTCCAGCGGAGTATCAAGGAGACGTACGCAGATATCTTCGCGACATGGAAGAAGCCTCTATCATCACGGTGCAGACGGCTGATGGTCCGAAGCAGATGAAGCTCTTAGACATGGAAGACTTGATAATGGCAGATCGTCAGATCGATGTTGTTGTCAACTCTATTCCGGAGTTTAGGGAAGCTCATAAAGGCTTGCTCAAAATCGCAAGTAACGCACAGGAAGACCTAGCGACTGCACAAGGAAGAATACAAGCAGGCGCGGATCAACTGGCAAAGGTAGAGGCGAAACTGCCGGACTCTTTCAGTGGACAGGGTTTTTTGAAGAATGTCTTGGGAAGCGATGCTCCCGATCAATCCCGCGTATTCCTGCAGCAACTGCAGACATCGAAAGCATTCCGGTCCATGTCTCCGGAACAACAGAACCAAGCTATGCAGTCCTTGTTTGTAGACACGATCAAGACTCTTGGCGGTTACGGGCCTAGCAATCGATCCGTCCGTTTGTTTGACGGCAGCACTGTTGTGACAGGCGCGTATAATAATCCTGCAGAAGTGTTTTCCATACTGGACGACGCACTGGTAGGGGGCAGTAAAGAGGGTGTAGCACTCAAGAGATTAGCAGATGCTGCAGGCATACAGCCGGAACAGCTTGAAACCCTGCACTCTTTGTTCCGCATGTCTGTTCGTATCAATCAATCTGATCTGCTTGCACGTAACGCCGACGGAAAGCTGACAAGCGTCACGAAGGGCTTCACACTAGACAACGCTCTGTCGAAGGCATTCAACCTTGCTAGGGGCATGGTCAGTAAAGAATACGTCATGGCAGAGGTTGCAATCAGATACGCAGCATTGGCTAAAGGCAAGTCTCTCGACTTCCTTCTTAGTGATCCAAAATCTGCAAGCATTGTGAAGCAGCTTCTAGAAGATGAAACGCTAGTGGCTGACGAAGATGCGTACTACTTCGCTACACAGCTTATGAAGTACGTAGCAGACGAGATTCCGCGTGGTGTACTGGACGCCGATGTAGAGTCGAACGCTTACCTAGAAGAATACTACATCAATCTAGGCGTTATGCAGCCTGTCGATGTAGGCGAGATAGTCTTCCCGATGTAGAGTAGGAGATAACAATGAAGATGTACGCTAAAGGCGCAGAAGTACGCAAGGCAGAAGGTGATTCTGCGGAGATAAAGAACAAAGAGAAGGCTGACCTCGACAATGACGGTACGCTGTCATCTTACGAGATAGCACGAGGTAAGAAGATCGAAGAGGCTATGGCTAAGAGACGTACTGCCTAGACTTATCTATCATCTCGTCAGTCACTGAATTAACGTATCTAAGAAGGGACGCGATGGAGTGTGCGCCGTCATAATCGGGCACTCCCGCGTCCATTTCTTTTTGTAGTTCGTCGGGACGAACGGACTCTTTCTGTAGTTCTATGTTACCATCCTGTCGTAGGTACACATGGAAAGAAAACAGATTTGCCTTCATATTGATGGTTCCTGTTCGCACTTATAGTGCAGCGTGTAGGGTGGTGGAACAGGCACACGCACAGTCACTATGGCCCTCACCATTTCCATAGCCCTCTCTTTACATTCTTCTTCAGTCTCTCGCAGCCTTATCGTGTCCTCGAACGTCAGACACAAGTCCGGCACTTGAAGAGAGCATAGCATTACCAACGCCTTGAACATTGTGCAACTCCTCTATAGGTAGGTTGTAGCAGTCAGCATGAGACGTCCAGTTGTTAGAAGGATCGAAGTCACCCTTCTTCACGAAAGTGGCTTTGTCGAAATACTCCTTGGGTGTGCAGTATCCAAGATACCATCCCACTGAATAGTCCTTCATCACTCGCGTAAATGCGTAGATATCGCATTGCTGATGCGTGTTGAAGTTTGATATAGAGCATGAGTAGTCCGGCTTTGGCACGACAGTGGTCTGCTTTGTTTTGACTTCTACCTTCAAGCCGTTTTCTAAAACGACATCGTATTCGTAGGTATTAGCCCACTCTCCCCCAAGAACTTGCAGTACAATCTGTTCACCGAGAAACCCTGCAATGCTGCCGTTGCCTTTGATGATAGAGTTACGTAGAAGTCCCATCTCACTGTTTTTCTGACGGGCCTTCAAGAACATTTCATCTGTGATCTTTACTGGAATCATACTCTTCTTTTTCCTTCTTCTGTTGCCATTCCTTATAACAAGGATGATGGCGAGGGGGAGTGAATTGAATCCAGCCATCCCCCCGCTTCCATGCGAGGGGTGGCTTTTTATTTGTCTTCTTCATGAGGACATCATACTTGCATATGGATCAAGGTCAACCACCCATCCTGTCAGTATATACTTAGTTCCGGAGATAGGGGGGTTACCTCTGTGAGTGTGTAAAAAGCTAGTAGGAAACATAGAGAACCTACCTGCAACAGGTTGGACTCTCATATTCTGATTTAGAAATTCTGTTTCACCGCCCTCAAAGTCATCATTCAAGTACACCGTCCACGCTAGGATTCTTTCAGAGGTTGTATTATCAAACGATTCGTAATGCCAGTTATGAAAACCGCCACCCGCTTTTGTCCTCTGCGCCTTACCCTCTAATATACCCAATCGCTTGATCTTTAGTATTGGGAATCTAGACATGTAGTCTTGTAGAGCTTCGTTGTAGAACTTGTGCATAAAACTATGCCATATTAACATCCCACTGGCATTTGTTACATGAGCCGATGTGAAATGAATGCACTCGTCCTCTCTGTCAGGGTTTGCGTTCACCTCAAGAGCGAATCCACCTTCTATCAGACGATCTATGTGCTGGATTGCTGCTTGACAATCTTCTTTTGAAAGGAAGTTGTCTATTGTTTGAATTTCTTTGTAGTCATTCAGTACCGCCACGGCGATCTCCTTTATGCTGCATTCAAGTCAACTACTTCACACACCCCTGCAGTACACGCTAGTTCGCGTGATCCCGTAGTGTTGTCTTCTTTCTCATACTCCGAAAGAATATCCCAATCAACTTGTATTCCGCCTCTCTCTAGCTGCCACTCTACGTAGTCGTCAGCCTCTATGTCTTGATACGGAGCCTGTTGATACGTGTGATCCGAGTGAGGCAAGAAGGATACGCCGGATGCGATTTCGAAGTTGTCATACACCCAAGAACCTACACCCATCCACTCGTCTTCCTTGACGCTGATCGTGACAGAAGGCTTGTGTTCACACCAGTGTACGGCATATACCTTCCACAACTCTAGCTGTTGGATAGCTGTCATCTGTGTTCTTGTTACCGCACCTTCCGGAGACTGCATGGCAAAAGAGAACACAGTGGTCGAATCCGGCTTCATCACGCAAGCCTCGCTGTACACGCCCTGTTCTTTGAGGAACTGTGTCAAGGGGTCTTTGTTATCACCACGAACCGTACGGATGTAGTAATCATTATGACGAGCGTGAATTCCGCTTGCGGCGTCCACCAGTTGAGACACAGTGCCCGACGGTTTTACACAAGTGATAGCAGCCGACTGTGGGATTCCAAGGAGTTTTGCAAAATCCTTGTTCACCTGTACGGCTACTTCGCGCATTTCTTCTAACCAACGAACCGAGTCTATTGTTTTTGAAAGCACGGGATGATCCATGATACCAGTTAAGGATACGCCCAACAAGCGTTCTTCTTCTGTGTTTGTCTTCCATACCTTCCTCAGATACTTGAAATCAGTGAGAGTAGATTGTATCGTGCCGAGGATAGTAGCGACACGAACCTTGCGCTTGAGGTCTTCTAGGCTATCTGCCTCTCGTACTACAACCTCTGACAAATTGCAGAACTGATACGGACGCAGGATAATCTCACTGCAAGGGTTGGTGCCCCACATGTGTCCTGTTTCACGACGTCCGTTACGGGCTACCTGCTTGTCGGCAGCATCTCGGTTGAACATACCCCGCTCTCCCGACTTAGAGTCGTACAGAGCCAGCCATTCGCGCATAAATGTACCCATCTCCGGTTTGCCTTTGTAAGCAACAGAGTTGTTAGCCAGCGCACGTTGGCCTTCATTCTCCCACCATGCACCGGACTTGGCGTGTGCCATCTGATCGTCATTGAGGTTAGACAAGGAGATCAAGGCAGAGCGACGTACGCCGCCTACAACTACAATCTCACCGATCTTACACATGAGATCGTGACACTCAATCGGGAACAAGCGACGGCCCTGCGCCTTTTTGAACATCTCTACTGCAAATACAAAGAGGTCATTCAGTGGTCCGGGACCGGAAGCTCGTCCACCCATAGTCTTCAAGCGTTCACCCGACGCACGTACCGACGACAAGTCCCACTTTGGTATTTGACCAACGTAAAGAAGACCAATGAGTTCACGTAACGACTTGGCCCACCCCGGCTTGGAGTCACCAACTTTGATCACTGTGTCTGTGTCGTGCATACCGTCACTAATTACCGGCAGCTTGTCCACGTTCTCACGCTCGACAGAGAAGCCCACGCCAGTGCCGCACATGAGGATGTACATGCACTCGTCAAAAGCACGAGGATGATCTACAGGGATGTAGCTGCAGTTGTATCCACAAATATTGTCACGAGCTAGCGCATCTCCTGCAGTCATCATAGCCCTCATAGAAGGCATAACTTCAAGATCAAGAATAGCATTCTCAATCTCTGCAAGGTCGCTGTCGTTCATGCTGTAGTCGTGCTTGTCCTTGAGATGATCACGCATGAAGTTAGTGTAGCGGGACACTGTTTCATCCCAATTCTCGCGGCGCTGTTCGTCATCAAGCCAACGTGCGTAGCGAGACTTGTGTATGAATTGTTGATAGGGTGTGGGCAGCATATTATTCATCTTCTTTCTCCTCAATAAGCCTGTCTAAATACCACTGTGCCTTTTTCAAATCCTGTACGCCGTTCTTGTAACGATACCGCCACAGGTATTTGATGATGTTTCCTTGCAGGTAATATTCGTACCCGTCGCCTGTAGCAGCGCGGATAGCATCTATGCACTCAATCCCTGCTTGATTGTAGTGCGGCGGACTGTTCACCATGTCCATCTGTTCTTTGTAATAGCTGTCTAGCAGTTTCTCTTCATCAGCCGCCCAAGCAGCATTTGCTTTGCCTTGCAGGCTAGCCATGCTCTCTTCTTCTGCTTTCATCTTCATGTACGCCTCGTGTCTCAACGATCATCTCCACTGCCCACAATCGTACCCTTAGTCTTTCGACATTGCAACTTGTAGATGTTCATCTCTGCAATTTGCTGCAGGGTGTAGCCCAAGTCTTCCGCAAGGTTAGCGCAGTACCACAGGACGTCGCCTATCTCTTTTGCAATCTCTGCCTTGAAGCGTGTGTCATCCCGATCCGCATAGTCGCCACGGTGAATGCGCTTTACCTTGTCAGCCACCTCGCCAGCTTCACCGGCAAGACCCAACGCCGGATACGTAATGTTAGCTCGTTGTGGATACATGGCAAACTTACGAGCTTGCATCTGATAGTTGTTTAGGTTCCAGTTCTCTCTGATCATTGTAGTTTCCCAAAATCAATCTTGACGATATTAGAGTCGGGCATATGCTCTACTGTAGCCTCATTGTCTGCTTCTTCTATAAAGGCAGCTTGTGTAGCTTGAAATTTCATACGAGCCAAGCCTGCACTCATAACACGTTCGAAGTCATTCTCTAGAAGTTCCATCATGCCGGATAACATGATTGCACCAGCCGGGATGTATTCATCGTCTTCATCTTCCGGTGTAGTGTCGTAGGCTGTCATTCTGACTGTGCCTTCTTCGTCCCCGTCTCGAATTACAATGTAATACCTGTCCTGTAACAGGCTGGCCCTCTCTAGGGTTGTTTCGAAATCTTCAGTCATCTTTGTACCACTCCTCCGGTATCGAACCTTCAGCCCACTTAAATCCGTGCCTGTCTGCCCATGCACCGTATGTTGTTTTGCTTCCTTTATATATCTTGTTCTTAGCATTGAGAAACACTATTCGAATATCGTGATCCGGATATTGCTCTTTGATAAGCTGCATCTTCACCCTGTCCCCTTTGTCGAAGTACCCCTTCACTTCGATAAACATCTTCTGTTCCGGCAGGTAGAAGTCGGGCGTGTAGGTTCTAGGTTTAGGCACGTATGTCAGCTTGACGCTCTCGTACTCATACGGCACCTTCTTATTAGCCAAAGACCTAGCAACGCCTAGTTCAAAGTTAGAGCGAAACCCTGCCTTCTTCGCCGACGACTTTCTCACAGACGCATTCCTATTGATCCTAGACGTTTTAGCACGTACCCCGCTACCCTTGGGGACAGTTTTTCGAGGTAACTCAGTTCGTCTGTCAAAGGCTTCAGAGGAACGCATATAATAGCTCCGGATTGTGAAAGTCGGCTGATTGTCTGTATTTCGTTTTCTACTTGCAGTATATCACGCTTCTCTGTTTCGGCATCGAAGTGACCGAATTCAGTGTAGTCGTTCAGCAAGGTCAAAGGCAGGCTCCTGTGATCTTGACGTAGACGCACAACCTTCCTGCCACCGCCAATCTTCTTGACGGACTCTATAAGTACGTGATGTAGATTGTCGTTTAGCTCTAGTAGCTCTTCGGAGTAATCCCGGATAAATACGAACGGCACATTACATCTCCTTGTTCTTGAGACGGGTATACCAAACTTTCGGGGGGTTCTTAGCTGCAGAGGTTACTTTATCGTGCAACTGTGCGTCCGGCCAACAGTGATGCCTGTAGCCGCAGAGATTGCACTCTTTTGCCAGCACCTTGTTTCCGGTGCGGATGATCTCGCCCTTACGGCGATAGGTTTCGAACGTGTCGGGGAAGGGCTTCGAAAATTTGACATTGGGGTCTGTCAAAAGTTTGACACGACGCTTGGCTTCTGCGAGGTATTCTTCTTTGTCTTCTTGACACCAATCCGGAACCTCTACGACAGCCACTTCGCCACTGGACTTGTTGACCACAATCCAGCCACCGAAGGGCATACCGGCAGCTTCCGAATATAAAAAGCCCTGCATCACATAGCCGAAGGGATCGTCCTTCTTGATACCCTCGTAGCCCTCATAACCAGTGAACTTAGACTTGTATGCGTAGTCACTGGCAGACTTGATATCCCACACCTTCTCTATGCCACTCTCGTCGCGTATGATGACGTCTAGAGTGCCCTTGATTACAATGCCATCAAGATCAAGCTCGACAGGTCGCTGATAGTCAACGATGTTTACCCCTGCCTCTTTCATAATGAGCATGATGATGCTCTCGGTGATGTCACCGAACAGAAATCTGAAAAGAGTATTGTAAGACATCGACTCTTCGATGCCTTGCTTGTCAAGTATCTGTTGACAGATAGGTCGGCCTAGTCCCGACATACGAATACGCCACTCCCCCCTCTTACGAGAGAGTTGGGTTTCTGTCGAGGCCCGACAGTCTTCTGCAAACTCTTGAAGAACTGACGGGGGAACATCAGTGTCCCCCCGCAGCGCCCTAGACATAAAGTCTTGGATGTTAAGCAGCGTCAGCATCACCGAACTCCGCAGCCAAGTCTACGTCCTCTTCAGAGGCCATAGCTTTCACTGCACCGCGATGCTCGGTCATCACTGTATCGTTATGACCCTTCACCGTATCGGCGAACAAGGTGAACAAGTCCTTGTC